GGTAGTGACGTACTAGGTTACACACCAGTTCGTGAGTCATCACTATTGGTGTCATCGTATTGGGACTTCCGTACTAACACGTCATCATCACCACAACAGGCATACAGATTAAAGTATACTCCTGTTGTTAACGAGTCCAGCTTAGGCACATGGGACTATCCTGAAAAAGTCGTAACCACACGGCTAAAAATGAGAGGTCATGGTCGCAGTATGCGCCTTAGATTCGAGAGTGAACAAGGTAAAGATTTCGTACTGTTAGGCTTTGGAATACTTAATGCAGTCAATACCCGTTTCTAAAAGTTTAGAGGGAATAAGAGGTTCATGTTTTAGTATAAGGTTAGAGTACAACGAAGATTTTATTATAGTACACCTACCCACTATAGATAAGATGACAAAAGAAGTCTTCCTAGAAATGAAAACATTATTAGATAACTGGTGGATGTTCTGGAAGACTGTAGGTTACAAAGCTGTATTTGCAGCTGTAGAACCTGAAAGTAAAATGAATAAACTTCTACGTATGTTAGATTTTAAATACGTAGGAAAAGACAAAGAGTACTTTGTTTATCAATTTAAGGAGTAAGACATGGGACAAGCAGCAGTTATAGGTGCAATATTTACCGCAGTTGGTACTGTACAATCAAATAGAGCACAGAAAAAAGCAGCAGGGGCACAAAGGCAACAGCAACAGCTACAGTCTCGTCGTAGTCAACGCCAAGCTGTACGTGAGGCACAGATACGTAGAGCACAAGCACAAGTACAGGCTGGTGCTATGGGTGTTACAGGTGGTTCAGGTTTAGCTGGTGGACAAGCTTCTTTGTCATCACAGCTAGGTGGTAACCTTGGGTTTGCAGGACAGATGTCAGGTTTATCTCAAGAGATTAGTATGCAGCAGGGTAGAGCACAACAAGGACAAGCATTAGCTGGTTTAGGTGTGCAAGTATTCAAGAATGGTGGTGGCTTTGGTGCATTTTCTGAATCAAACGCAGCTCCAACAAGTGACCAATTACTTAAAGGTATTTGATAATGACTAACACTCTTCCACTAGGATACAATATTAATTTTAAATCATTAGACGAACAGTTCGGTTTAGTTGAAAAACAAACTGACAGAACAGAGGATATTGTAGCTGTAACAGGGGAAGAGTTAGGTACTGAGGAAGCTAAAGCTAAAGTACGTCAAGCTAAAACTGATCCATACTACCAAGTATTCCAACAAGGTTATGCAGAAAACAAGAGTGTTGAGCAGTTAAGCATCGAAGCTACAGATATTGGTCAGAAGAATGAGGAGTTCAACAGTAACCCTGAGTTTATCTCTGAGCAAGCACTAGCTGTCAATAACTACGACTACTCTGCATTAGATGCTCGTGTAGCTACAAACTACCAGATTGCTAATGAAATACTAAGTGATCGTAAGTTTGAACTGTACACAAGTAAGACTCCGTTTGCACGTACCCTTGATACTGTTGACAGATTTCTTAGAGATATGACAGTTGTTGGAACTTTTGAAGGTATTACAGCTAAGACAGAAAAGCAAAGCCGTGAGATATTAACAGCTGCAAGCACTAAGACAGCACAAGAGTTCAAGGTCTGGTTTGAGGCGTATGCTGATGAAGTAGCTGAAGAAGGTTTTCTTAGAGGTAACACTATAGGAGCACTTGAAGCTTTAGGCGGTGAAGTATCTGGCGCAGGTTTTGACCCTAACAAAAATATTGCTATGGTATTGTCAGCACTAGACCTAATAGCTGTAGGACAGCTTGCAAGCATAGGTGTTAAATCAACCGTTAAGACAGCTATGAAGTCTTCTACTATTATTGGTAGGGTAGGTGCTATAAGAGGTTCCAAGGAGGCTTCTGAGTCAGCTGAGAAGGTCTTAGCTAATACACCTGATGCTGAGGTATTAGGTAACGTAGGTCCAAGCAGTTTAGATTTAGCACCCCAACCAGTACGTCCATCAGCTGCTGACTTTACAAGTAAGTTTGCAGAGAGTGAAATCATCAAGGGTATTGACGACTTGTATCAGAAAGGTGCATTCGGCAGGGTAGCATCTCCAGAAGCTGTTAAGTTAGCAGGTGTTAAGATTGCAGATAAGTACCGTAAGAAAGTTACCAACCCAGTATTTGACTTCAAGGTTCTTGACGAAGGTTTAGGAAACTTTGTAGCAACTGTTAAGTTTGGTAAAGCTGTTGACGGTTCACCGTACAAAGCATTGGCTGATGGATCAGCACCAAGGGGTGTACAAGAACTAGCTGAAGAGATATCTGAAAAGGTTGAGACTGCTCGTGTAGCACCTGTTGATGTAAATGATTTGTCAAAAGGTTATGTTATAGAAGTATCTGAACGTATTAATCTTGTAGGTTTACAAAAGTCATTTGATGAAAGTTTAGGCTTAGAGGCTGGTATAGTACGTGACACATTGGGTAAAGTTATGAACAACTCAGTGATGGCATCTTCTGCTGCTAGAGATGTTGATCGTCTAACTCGTTATGCACAGATGGGTGAATCAGGTAGAGCAGCTGTTAAAGAAATTATAGAACCTTACACTAAGGCTATGCAACGTCTTAATGCTAAAGAACGATACACACTACAAGCAGTTTACACACAGCTACGTGATGGTGCAGATGCTAACCTTCGTGTTCGTTATACTGAGGGTGAGTTTGCTGTTAAGTACCAACAGATACATCCTACAGGATTAGCTCCAAGTGAAAAAGCTATAGATGGGTACAATGCCTTAGCTGCTGTTGAAGAATCTGACTACTTGTTAAAAACGTCAATGATGCTTAACAAATATGTTGAGAAGGGATACAAAAATTCAGTAGAAGTAACCGATGGTTATTATGCACCAGCTAAAAAAGTAAACAGAGCTGACGTACCTGACGATGCTAAGATATTTGATGGTGAGTTTAGTGGTAAGATTCGTAAACAAGACATTGAGCCAGATGAGATACCTATATGGAAGTTAGACAAACCAACATCAGGTGGTCAAGAGTACGTTGTTAAACCTACACAGTTACGTATGATTGAACCTACAGATGTCATGGGATACAACCCTGGTGGTTCAAGGTCTAACCCTGCACTCAACTACTTTATTGTACTCGGTGACAAACGTCTTAAAGCTTTGATGGGTACATTCTCAGAGAAGCAAGCACGTACTGCTGTTGAGCAGATAAGTCGTATTCAACGTGCTCTTTTAGATAATGACAGTAGCATTGACGATATAATAAGAGCAAACAATAACTGGAATCCTGATGTAGAAAACTTAGAGGACTTACAAAAGTTTTCTGAAGCTGAAGGTTGGGACTTAACTCGTGGTAACATTGCTTATCGTGGTCGTAATGATGACATCTTGTCAGGTGATGTAGATGGTTCTGATGTATTCACAGGTATGAATCTTGATGACTACGTTAGTGCTGACATGCGTCGTAATGACAATGTTCTCATGGACTTTGGTGGTGGTAAAGCTTACAACGAAGATCCAATCAATTCAGTACTAGCTCAGATGGGTAACTCAGTATTTACATATAGTAACAGAGCTTATGCTCAGAATGCTATGGTAGGTTGGGTGAAGAAAGCACAAGAGAAGGGACGTTTCTGGTTTCCTGATGGTGTCTTACCTTCCGACTACGAAACTTTATTCCGCAATGCTACTATAAAAGGTACTGATGAGTTCTCTCGTCGTATGGTTGAGCTACGTAATATTACAATGCGTAGACTTAACATGAAGGATGAAGCAGCAAGCTTTATGGAACGTCAGGGTCAAGCTATGGCTGAAGCTATCTTTGATAGGACAGGTATACAATTAAACCTTGGTGACCCAACTAACGGACTACTCAAGATTGGTTTCCAGTCAGCATTTGGTTTTGGTAATGTGTCACAGTTCTTTATGCAGGGTTTCCATGCTACAACCATTATGGCTATCAGCCCTAAGTATGGTCTAAAGGGTGCATACATGGCTATACCGTTAAGAGGTGCTCTACGTGCTAACACTCCTGAACTACAGAAGCTTGCACTACAACGAGTAGCTAAAGCTGCTGACATCTCAGAAAAAGATGCTGGAGAACTTATAGAGTTTATGAGAACTTCAGGTCGTGCTGTTGTAGATGGTGACGCAATCGAAGATGGTACAGGTGTAGGCTTTGGTATCTCAGGTTGGAACGGTGAGAGTATGAAGTACTCAGCACTTAGTGGCGTAGGTTACAATATAAGCAAGACGGTGACAAAAGGTTTAGACTTAGGACTCATGCCATTTAAATCAGGTGAACGTCTTGCTCGTATGACAGGTATCAACACAGCATTCTTTGAGTTCAAAGCTAAGTTCCCTAATGTGTCAGCACTATCAGATGAGGCTAGACTTTGGATTACTCGTCGTGAACAAGACTTAACATTTAACATGAGTTCTGTTGCAAGGGGTCAAGTACAAGCTGGCTTTATGAAAGTACCTACTCAGTGGTTGTCATACACATTAAGATCTATGGAACAAATCTTTGTTGGACGTAACTTCACTAAGGCTGAGAGAGCACGTTTGTTTACAGTTCTAATGCCAATGTACGGATTAACAGGGTTTGGACTTGAGAATGCAGCTGACTACGTTGGAGAAAAACTAGGTTTTGCACCTGATGGTAGCTTGTATATAGGCCTGAAGTATGGTATGATAGACGGATTAGTTGCTGAACTAGGTGGAGATGTAGAGGTTGGTTTTGGTCAACGTCTAGCTCCTGTAGGTGCTATAACAGACACATACAAAAAGATATTCCAAGAAGATGTAGCAACAGCTGCTCTTGGTCCATCAGGTGAAATTGCAGGTGGTGTATTCTCTGCTGCTTGGAGTGCTATTACAGCACTTGTACATGGGCAGACAGCTACAGTTACAGAAGATGTCATTAAACTTTTACGTCAACCATCAGGCATAGATAACGTAGCTAAGGCTATAGGTATTTACAAGAATGGTATTTACAGAAGTAAGAACGGTATAGAACTAGAAAGTCAAATGACAACTGGTGATGCTATTATGGCATTGGGTGGGTTTACTCCACTTGAAGTAGTTGAGAATTACTCCAGATTAAATAAGCAATACACAAGTAAGAAGAAATTTAATAAATTCCGTAAGGAAGTTAACAGAGATTCTGAACGTATCTTTGGTTTAATGACAGGTGATCGTTCAGACATAGACAAAGCTATACAACTTATGACTGAGCTACATGAACGTATAGCTCTATCAGGTTTCTCATCTTCTGATATGGCAACATTACGTAAATCTACAGGCAACTCCCTTGAGAAGAGTTGGTCTAAAATACAAACTAATCTAATTGAACAAGACAAGCTGTACGCCTTGAGAGCTGCACAGTCTATCCTGAAAGGTGTCGAATAATGGCTGATCTCTTTGCCCCTAAACTACAGTCTGAAGTAGCTTATGAACGTCCCGTAGAAACTCCATCAACATTAAGTACACTTGCTGGTTTAGGTGAATTCTTTTTTGACCAATATGGCAGGAGTCAAAGAGACGGTGGTGCATCTGGCTCTACCAGTGCTGACCCTAACCTTGCAACATTTGCTCAAGGCTTGGAACGTGTAGAAGGTATAAGAGATAAACTGGGTGAATCAGCTGGTCTTCTAGCTGAACGACAATTAGCTAAGAACTTTGCTACAGCAGGTATTGAATTTGGTAATGAGTATGAGGATATTTACACAACTACAACAGGTCGTCAGTGGGCAGGTTATGGTCGTGATGTACAAGCTATGATGCTAGACGAAGCATTAAAAGACTCAGAGGTACAGGCTTCATACATAGCATCCTTTGTTACTTTACCTAAAGATGCTACTCAAGATCAACGTATCGAATATGCTATAGGACAGAAGGCTACTATAAACGCAGCAGCTGACGTTATTGCTAGATCTAAAGCTGAGGGTGGGTCTAAGTGGACAGTACAAACTGAAGCTGCGTATGCTGAGGGTATTGACAGCTTTGTTAACGTAGGTATGGGTTCTCTTATACAAACTACTGAAGCAGGTGGTAGAGTAGGACCCCAGGCTTTAGCTAATCTACAAGCACAATGGTCACAGCAAAAGGTAGGGCTGTCACGTCCACCAAACATAACTGACCAACAGTGGAAATCAACACAAGATAAAATAAAAACTGTTGATGACATGTTTGCTACGTTAGTTAAAGCTTCAAGTTCTGACGTATTGTTTGAAGAGTATACATTTGCTATGTCAAATGCCATAAAAGAAGCTGGCGATGGTGATGTGACATCCGTCCTTGCAGGAATGTCTGTTATTAAAGACCCAGTTTCAATAGCCAATCTATTAGGTGCAGATGTTACGACATTCATCATGGATGTCAGTAAGTCAATAAACTTAGACATCACACAACCTGATCTTTTCTCAGGTATCCTGTCACAGTCTGATGCTACAGTTGAAGGTGTTACAGTTTTAAAAGAACTACCTAAAGATGTTGCAGATAAAGTTGCAGGTTTGTCACCTCAAGAACACTTTGATGCACTTAAAGCTTCAGGTAAGTTAACTTCAATTATTGATCCTAACTCACTGCAACGTCCTGATGGTAAACAACAGTTCGTAGAGAACGCAGCTAGTATAGGTGCTGTTATGATGTCAATGGAGAACGATGAGTTTCTTTCATCTGACTTCTTAAAGCAGTTAGTAGCTAACCCTAGCTTCTTACGTAACATCACCACACTTGATGGGATAGATCCTGAAGGTGCAGCAGTTGCACGTTCTTATGTTGCGTCAGGTTTAAACACTGAGCTTGTAAGACAACAAGAAAACCTTAGAGCAGTTGAAGCATCCTCTTTAGCTACTTGGGATGGTGCTAAATACACTATGGATCTAGCTGATTTAGAAGCTAAGGTTGGAACTAGACGTATGACAACTTTTAAAGCTTCACTCCAAAAGGAATACGGTGGTGACATATTAACAGGATTACGTGATGGATTCAGACGTATCTATGATGTAACAGATGTAGTTCAATCAGCAGGTTTATATAATCTTAAAGCAGCTATGGATCGCCGTAACTCTATAGGTGTTATCCAAAGTGCTCTCAATACACTTAATCCTATTGATGACTCAGCTGTTGTCAACACAATAGGTGAAGCTGTAGCACAAGGTGATGTAACCAGAACTGTTGATGCAATTTCTCAAAGAGCTGCTAACATGGAAGTATCAAGTCCTGAAGTACCAGAGATAAAACAAGAAGACTTACTTAAAATAGGTTCCGAAGCTGAACCTTATATAGTTGAAGATGAGGGGCAGTACAATGAGATACCGACTGGTTCTTACTATAGGGTTGGTGATGACCCTACTCTTAGGATTAAAAGAGGTAATAACTAGAATGGTTGATTTCTGGGAAAAAGACGAGGTAGTCCAAAAGAAAAACTTCTGGGATGATGATGAGATTGTCGATGTTATTGGTGAGACTTTAGATACTAGAGCTAGACAAAGTGCAATGGAAGCTGAGACAGTAGTTGAAGAAACTAAACCTCAAGCTGTTGACACATTCATGGATAAGCTCACAGAAAGGTTAATATCCTTAGAGAAGTTTAGCCCCACAGCATATAGAGCCGTTAAAGATGAAAAGTTTCTTACATACGGGTATGGACACTACGGTAAAGATGTAAAGCCTAACCAGAAGATTACTAAAGAAGAGGCATTAGATCTCCTAGAAAAAGATATAGGTGACAGACTACCAAATATACAATCTGCAATATCTAACTTTGGAGATCTATCTGAAGAACTAAGAGTAGAGATAGCACAGAGTTGGTTTAGGGGTGGTATGTCAGGAAGTCCAGCAACAATAAAACTTATTAACCAAGGTAAATTTAAAGCAGCAGCAACTGAGTTCTTAGATAATAAAGAGTACCTAACCGCCAAGCAACGAGGCAGAGCTGGTATCATACCTAGAATGGATGCTGTAGCTAATGCTTTAAATAACGAAGGAACTAAATAAATGTTTGGATTACCATTAGAACTAATCACAATGCTAGGCTCTACCGTTCTCGGTGGAGTCATGTCCATATGGGGACAAAGCATGAAGGCTAAACAAGAGAACAACAAGATGCTCATGGAACGAGCTAACTTTAATGCTGAACAAGTTAACATAGCCCGTGATGCAGGTAAGAATGACAAACACTTTGCTTGGACACGTAGGCTCATAGCTTTGTCTGCTGTGTTTTCCATCATAGTATTACCTAAGTTAGTTGCTGTATTCTACCCTGAAGTAAATGTGATTGTAGGTTACACTGAGGTAGAGGGTGGTATTATTAACTGGTTACTTGGTGATAACGAGACTGTAAGATGGCAAGCTGCATCTGGCTTTGTCATAACACCATTGGATACTCACATTGTGTCAGCTATAGTTGGCCTATACTTCGGAGCAGGATTTACAAAATGATAAACAAAGACACAGAATGGCATCTCTCTAAGTCCGTACCTATCACATTAGTATTAGCTATAGTGTGTCAAACCATAGCCCTTGTCTGGTATGTGTCATCCCTAGATAACAGTGTAAAGAATAACACCAGAGAGATACTCAGACAAGAGGTACGTATAGAAAGACTAGAGACAGTGGTGCAAGGCCAGGCTCTAACTCTAGCTCGTATAGATGAGAACATTAAGTCTATAAGAATAATGATGGAAAAGATGAATGCGAAGGATTAGCAGGGTGTTGGTACTGTCAGCTTTATTAGTTGGCTGTACCTCTACAGTACTTGAGTATCCTTCTGTGTGCCCTAACAATGAACCAACATGCCAAAGAAATTTAAATGCACAAACACTATCCCTTATCGGTCAATCTGAAGCTGCTATTAAACTTATGTGTGAAGACCCTAGTCTTGAAGATGCTATTGGTGAGCAGTGTACTAGCCAATGATGTTACAGGAAATTTCTCCAACAACTACCAAGACAGCACAGTAGACAGTAACAACACAGAAGAGAGCATCACGAATAACTACAACGCAGCTGGTGCAGGTCAAGCATCACCTGTCATGTCATCAATAGCTCCTACAGTTATGGGTGGTGGTGGTAACGACTCGTGTTTGATGCCAAGTTCTGTAGGTATACAGTTAAGTATCATAGGTATGTCATCAGGTGCAATGCAACAAGACCACTCCTGTAATAGACGAAAGAATGCTCGTCTTATAGGATCACCACAGCAGGAAGGTGGTCTAGGTTTACAGATTTCTGGGATAAGTATTCTCT